GTTTCTGGTGACTGCCGGTCGAACTGTTCCATGACCCAATCTGCGCGCTGCTTGTGCATACGGATAATCTGCCGTGATGCCGCTTCGCGTTGGGCTTGTTCCTGTTCTTCAAGGCTCATGCCGTTGATCAGCATAGCGGTCCCGAATTCCACCATCTTGGCCGCTGTTTGATGTGAAACATCATCGCCGATGGTCAACCGTTCGCCCCGAAGATGTTTCCGGCCGTCATCGCCCTGCACCCGTTTGCCGGTAATTTGGATCATGGTCGGTTCCGCCTGGATCTTCGGCTTGTTCCGAGATCCAGGCGGACGGCCGCGCTTGCGTTGCGTCATTATGCGATTGCCGGCGATCCATGCGATCCAACAACCCACCAATTCGTGCCGTCGAAACTCAATTCCACAGCGTCTCCAACGTCTGCGAATGTGATGGTGGAGCCGTTGCCGAAGTTCGTTGGCGTTAGCGTGCCGTCACCGCCGTCTGCCACCATCACGATCTTCTTGATTTGGCCAACGGTGCCATCCGCCAACGTGCCGGCATCTGCGCTCGTCGTCGTCCAGAACGTGACCACGCTAGACACATCAACAGCACCCGCCCCTGACAATGCCTGATGGCCAACAATTAAACCGCCATCAACGTCGAGATTGCCGGTTCCCTTCGGGGTAATCTTGATATTCTCGTTCGTGCCCGAGCTTAGGGCAGCGATTTCAACGCCTGAACCTGCAGCGTTGCCGATAATATCAAGGCCGGTGGCGACAGACGACGCATCGCATTGCACGTTAAGCTGCGGATTGGTTGTGCCGTTAGCACCGACCGTCAACGCGTTGGCTGATGTGCTGGTTCCGACGAGGTTTGTAGCGTAAGTCACCGCGCCCGTCGAATTTCCAGCGAGATCAATCGTGCCACTGCCCTTAGCATCGATGTCCAGGCTTTCATTTGTGCCCGAAGAAAGCACAGACAACGCAACACCGGCCGTTGCCGCCTTGCCCGTCACTTCAATACCCGTCGCCGCCGAAGACGTAGACGCATCGGCTTGCAGCACGGGATTAGTCGCACCATTCGGCCCCACCGCCAACGCCGCCGCATCTGCTGACGTGATGATGACCTGGCCGTCCTTCCTGACGTTCAGCACCGAAGACGATCCGACCTGCAAATCCAGAAGATCGCTTGTCGCTGCGCTGGCCGTGTCTGTCACGTCCATCTTGATGGCGTTGAACGAGGTTGCGCCGTCGTTCCAAGTGACGCTTAGAGCGTCGAGCGTTTGAGTTGCCATGATATTTAGGCCCCGTTGATAAAGGTTGTGCCGTCAGCCGCCATCACGCGAGCGCCGTCGACCGTGTAAAGTTCAACCGCATCGGTGCCGTATTCGGCATCAACGCGCGTTGCGTCCGCGTCCGTATAGCCCTGAGCGTTAAGATAGACCTCGGCTGCGGTTGTGATCGCGGCTGCAGTCAGCGCCGTGTTATTGTCAGCCCGTAACGGCTGCGGAAACACAACGCTTAGCTGGTCGCTATTCGTCGGAAGATCCGTTCGCCAGAGAACGGTGCTGCCCGACTTGATCACCACTTCTGTTGCAACCGAGGCATCGGCATTGCGGAGCTGTAACGCTGTCAGATAATTGACAGTGTTCGCCCCGCCCGCCGCGACGAGCGTCACATCACTTGTATTGACAATGCCGCCCGATACTGCAGCATATGCCCAATCCTGATGTGACGCTCGTGCGCCCCCACCGCCCAGGCCACCGCTAACGCCGGTCGACGTGACCGGATGCCAGACACCCGTTTGGGTGTCCAACACATGCAAATGTGCCTTAGACATGAGAGATCACCTTAGCTCGTGGCAAGATCGGCAACGACGCCGTTTGCAGCTTCGTCCTTACAGCACAACGTGTGCTCGACCTTCAGCAATCGCCGCTCACTGTGACCATTACGGCCAAGCGGAACCGTCTTGAACGGCTGCAGGAACAGACATTCCCATTTGCTTGGATCGAGTACGTACGCATCGCGCTGTGAACTGAAGCGGTTGGCAATGATGCGATGATTGCCGAAATCGCTTACATAAGCATCAGCGGCCCCAAGGATCACCGCGCGACTCATCGAACGGCCGGGGTTGTCCCGATATTGGGTAGCGATGCCGGCGAACGCGGAATATTGCTGCTTTTGATAGCCGCCGACCATGATCACACTCGGATCACCGCCTTCCGTCCAAACCTGACGAATGACATTCTTCAACTGCGCTTCGGACGAAGCCCGTTGCGAGCCGTTGCCGGCTGCATCAACCAGCCCGGTGCCAGTGTTGAATCCGCCGTCCGAGCCGCCCGCATCGCGGTCTGTGTTGGTTTCCAACCAAGCCAGCGCACCGCCGATCTCACCAGCCGTTGACGCGTTGCCCGCCACAGACGCATTATTGCGCGTTAGAGCCGCTTCCATGTCGCGCTTCAGCTCTTGCCCGCCTTTTGCGACTTGATACTTCAGTTCATTCGCGCGGCCGGCCGTGTCAACTGCTTGCATCGTGTCCGAAACCACGATGGTTTTATCCTGAAGCTGGACGAAGTTCTTCAGGCGCGTCGGCTGCGTCAGGGTATCCCCTTCGACATCGTAGCCTTCCACCTGTTTGTTGTCCCCGTCAGCTGCAGCTAGGCTGTCTTTCTGCCATTCCGGCGACCTCGATGACGTTTTACCCTTTCGGATCATCGAGTAAAACGGCGTTTCCGTTGGTGAGATCCTGGTGATCTCATCAGACAAAGATTCACGGATGCCGACGCCTGCAAAGGTTTGCAACGCGCCAGTAGGGAGCGATTCTGCCATTACGGCGATTCCTTATATATTGAGCAGCGCGCCAATCCGATCAGCGGCCTCGTCGATTGTGCCGGAGTGCTCGCGTGATGCGAGGCGATTGTACTGCCCTTGTTTGCTGTTGCTGCCGGCCTGTCGTTGCGACTTGACCAGCTTCGGTTTCGCCTTCACGGCCTTTGCGACTTTCTTTGTAGCCGCCTGGGACTTACGGAAAGCGTAGGCATCCATTAAAGCGTCCGCGAGACCAGAATGCCGGATGCTGTTAAGCATTTCTGGTGTCACGCCGTAAGACTGCTCCAGGGCTTCTGCGAGTTCGCGCCTCGCCGCCTGAGAAGTCATGTGCGGATGCTTCTGAAGGAATTGCGATTGAAAACGTTGGGCTTGCGCCTGGTCCAATCGCTGTTGTTCGGCCGTTCGTGCGGTGCGCGCATATTGCAGCTTTTGCATCGCATCTTCGTAGTTTGCTCGCCGCGCCCGGTATTCCTGAAGCTGCGCATTATACAACGGCGGATTGTAATTCGGATTCATCTCATCCAGCAGCCGTTCGTCAGGCGCTTGAGGCACATTGAAGTGCATCCAACTGGTAATGTTATCTTCCAACTGCGTAAGGCGCGAGATATATTGGTCTGTTACCTGGATGTATTCTTCCGGAGGCGGTTGCGTCGTGCGCGCGTGTTCCAGCTCTTCCTGCAGTTGTTCATATTCGCGATACCGCTGAACTGCTTCTTCCAGCTTGATCCGAACTGGTTCGCCGCCTTCTTCGTCGGCTTCCAGTTCGATATAATCCTCGGAATCGTCATCTTCAGCCGGTGCTGCCGGTTCGACCTCGGCCGCTTCATCCTCATCGGCCAGCGCTTCAAGATCTTGATCCGGTTCGGCCTCGGCTGGTGCTTCTTTGCGTGACTTGAACTTCCCGTCCTCGGCACGATCAACGGATAGCCCTTGCTCCAAGCCCTCAATGTCAGGCATTGCACTGACGGCATCTGCCAGAGAATTATGCACGATGTCTTGATATTCGGCAGACGCTTGTTCGTTATCCATTGTCCAATTCCCGCAAAGCTTCGCGGGCTGTCTGGCCCGCTGCCATTGACATTTCGATGAAAGTGCGGAACTCCCGCATTGCCGCCAGCTTGGCGATCAAATCATTCCGCTCTGCCGTCTGATCTATTGTTGTTTGCGCAATTCGATCAACAATGATTTTCTCGTAGTCGCGAAAGAACTGCACGACGTAGGGATTCTGAAAATCAGGCCCGATGTTGTCGGACCGCTGAACCATATCGTGCAAACGCTCGCGTTTGGTCTGCCTCATTTAGAGAGATCCCCGCCTGGCCGATTGGTGCTGATGCCGTTGGCCTTGATGACCGCGTTTGTGCGCATCATCTCGCGTTGATCATCCTGGCGTTCACGAGCGATTTGACGCTCCATGTCCATGCGGTCATAGGCGAGACGGTTTTCATATTCCATGCGTTCGCGGGCGATTTGCTGCTCGGATTGAACGCGCAACGCCGCAATCTCGCGCTCGGTGGCCAGCTTCATGCTCTGCATCTGTTCCTGAGTATTAGCTTCCCGCTCGGCCAACGCTTCCTTGAACTGTAATTCACGTGCAAGGCGCTGTTGTTCGAATGCCTGCTTCTGTTGCGCCATCTGCGTCTCGGCTTGCATCTTCGCTTGTTCAAGCTGCAGCTTGGCTTGCGCTTCCAACGCCTTTGGATCTGCCTGCTGCTGGCCTTGCTGCATCGCCATCGCCTGCATTGCCATCGGATTGATTGAAAAGTAGCGGTCTGCGTCCTTCATGCCGGCCACTTCGATCATTTCGCGCAACGTGTTCGAATACTGTTCAAGGCTTACAATCGGATTCATGAGCGGCGAAATTCCAGCGTTGCCGAACTGGATTAGTAACTTCTCTTGCTTCTGTGCAATGGCCATCAACTTTTGCAGCTTCTCGTCGCGCGTTTCAGCCGCGATCCCGACATGCACAGAAACGACCATCTCGTCCGACCACGTCGTCGGATCAATCGGCATAGGCTTGCCAGAGACATGGATAATGCGCGGCTGATCTTGGTACTGGACAACCAAATTCAGAATGCGCTGAAAGATCTTTTCGACGCCTTTCGCCGCCCATCGCCCAATGAGTTCGATTCGCCCGTTCGCTGCGCTTTGCAGACGCTTGATGCCGTCAGCCGTGTCTGTCACCGCTTCGGCTCGATGGCCTTGCGCGTGCCGCATGACGCCAGACGCTTGTTCGAGTTGCTGATCAAAATGTTCCAGCGCGGCAAGGGCCGATTGGCTCACATCAGGCGTTGCAAATTCCGCAAGAGCTGCCCGCGCATCGCCATCAAGAACAATCGTGTCACCGATGTCCCGGTCAATGATCTGATCCAACACGCTTGCGTCATGACTGATGGCCTGGCGACTGACTACCGTTCGAGGCATCAACGACTGCGCGAGGCTGTCGAGATATGTCCGCGTCACGACGGTGTTGATTTTCTGGATGTCGACAATCTGATCCGGAATGCTTCGGCCAATGGCGCGGTGCGGAATCCGGATTGGCGACCATTCGACCAATTCGCTGTGATCGACCTCAATATTCTCTAAGATTGTGTTGCCGACGCGTTTGACTTGACGCAGCTCCACAACGCCGTCGCCGTCGTAATCGATGCGTATCCATTCAATGAGCAGGTCCACCGTTCGGCGTTCCTGTTCGTCGCTGTCTGATCCGTCAACATCATAGTGTTCAGATGCAAATCGGGCTTGCCGGCGAGGATCGCTGTCAAGGTCCTCCGACTGATCGTCAACCGAATGCGTACCGTTGGCGTCGAGATCGCTTGCGTGGTCCGGAAACTGGCGAACCAAATCGGCCAGATAGACTTCCTGCTTCAGTCGATGATAGCCGGCCTGGTCTATTGATTTGGCTCGCGTCGATATCGCGAATTCTTCCGGCGCTACTGTCTCGACGACTACGCGCCCGCATTTTGGTGTGCGCTGAACTTTCAGATCGACTGTCGGCACGCCCGTGCGTTCGTCCACCTCCGGTTCGGACGCCTCCAGAACCTCATATTCGACGTTTTCCAGGATCTGCTGCGCTTGCGGAATGGCGAGTTTGCGGTACTCCTTAGCCGGCTGCGGCTCAGGGTCTTGATATGAAACCCGAACGACACCGATGCGTTGCACAAGACCATCCCAAACGAAATCGTGCAGGATGCTTTCGCCGTCATTATCGCGGAAGAATATATGATTAAGATAGTGCGACACCTGCTGCTCTATGGCTGCAATGTCTCGCGTCTCGTCCTCGACGGTTAGCAAATCATCGCTGTCGAGAAACAGCCGCATGATGTGCGGCATGATCCAACTTATCGTGTCTTCGACATCGTGAGACACAACGCGACTACGGCCTTCAGCTTCGTCGCCGTATGGCATGCCCATATAGCGTTCAATGTGTTCGGCCTGAGTGTGAGCCAGTTCGCTGGAATAATATGCGGACGCATCTGACTCTTCCGTTCGCAGTATTGCGAGCAGATGGCGTTCGTCCATCGGTTTGGATTGCATCAGGCTATGGTGCCTCGTTTGGGTCCGCGACGGCCGTCACTTCGACGCGGGCCAAGTGTAGCAAATCGAATCATCATCAAGGCAATTCTGGTTGCAGACATAAGATCGTCGTTGATCTTCACGATTTGCCCATTGTCCCTATGATACATGCGCTTTTCTTCGAACCAGTCATTCAGGCTTGCAAACACCTTCAGCCGGCCAGTTTGCATCCGGTCCAACATCTCCATGATGCCGGCCTCGGTCCCATAACCGCCTTCGGCGTGCGTAGCGTGTTCAAGCGTCATATTAAGACCCTGTGCCCGGTACTGATCGGCCAGTGCTAAACCGGAGCCCTTGTCATGCTGATACCCGTCGTGAGGCCAGGCACAGGGAATCCAATCACCCCAAGGCTTAATTGCAGCAGCGTGAATGACTGGCGTAGCCTTGGCTTGACGGTATGTCTTACAAACGTAGACGCAATCTGCGTCACGATCCCAGGCGATATTAACAGCGGCAGTCGGATGATCCCAGCCGAAATCAAGGCCATTGATTTGCGGCCAATGCAAAGGGATCGCCATGTCACCTGTTTTGATAAGCTCGTCAGGAACCGGGAACACTGCGCCAGATCCTAGCGACGGGATGCCTTTGGAGCGCGCCTCGCGCTCGTGTTCCGGTATGCTTTCCCAGAGTTTCGTTTTCTGATCAGCGCTAAGGTGAGGGACATCATCCCAGTCTGCCATTATGCAGTATCGCATCCGGCGACCTCGTAGAACATCCGCGCGACTTCGGTCATGCCTTCAAGCGGGGTGAATGTGCAAAGCATCAAACCATTCACTGTCATCGTTCGCGTTAAGCATTCCGTGTAGACATCCAACGGCGGTTCCTCGTCGAGCCACACCACGTGCTTGGCGGTCCCTTGAAACTTCTTCCTGCCCTGGTCATAGCTCTTGAAGCCGAGCTTGGACTTGCCGCCCGATTGATGCCGAACAACAACCGTGTCCAATGCACCTGCGATCCCTCGCCGATGCGTTGGCTCTCCTACAATGTCCTCGCCTGGTATCAGGCCGGTTCCTAGCTCGCCCTCGCCGCCGTCACCGCCAACGCCCGTTAGAGCTAGCTGCACAATGTCCCGCGTGGTCTCGGACGTGTCACCGGCTGCCCAGGCATCGATAGGATCGCTGAACCTCGCGCCTTCCCACCATTCCGGGTAACGGCCGGTTAGGTGCAGCGCCATCTCGTAGCCGCCAACGCCCCAGGTCTTCCCAACCCGGTTAGCTGCCATCATGCAACGCTCGGAGTGATCGGCCCCGGCGCGAAAGAATTTGACGTGTTTAGGATATAGCCCGCGCCTAAGCGGTCCCGTGTCCGGATACAGTTGGAACAGTTTCTCTCTGTCCCTCGCCTGCTTCAGTTCTTCCAGAAGGTCCGCCAGCTCCGTCTTCTGCTCTAATGTTAAGGAGGCCAGCAATTCGGGCCTCAACTTCTCTTGCAGCTCGGCGCTGAGTAACATCTTCCTTCTTCTCCACAATCAGCCCGTGGAGCTTTGCCTTGCCCATTGCGGCGGCGACCATTGCGGCGCTTCCCTTGTCGTCTTGGGCTGCTTTTGCGAATGCTTGGTCCAGCATCTCGCTGATGGTTTCGACCGTAACTTCAGCCTTTTTGGCCACCCTTTCCTGCATTTCGGCAAGTCTTTGGGCGACCTTTGGGTTTTTGAGAAGTAAAC